TTCACCAGTAAAAGTATCGCTACCATCTGCTGCATCTCTATATAATTGAAAGTACGTTTGTTCACCTGCTGCAGGAGATCCCGCAACTGTCATTGCACTGCTTTCAGATGTAATTTGTTGATCTTCAACTGTTCCGATTCCAGCGTCTGTGACTTCTATTGCTGTTCCATATGCAACATCAATAGTATCACCGTCTGCACATGCAACGCCTTGTAAACCAAATATACAGTCACCTGTGTTAGTTGAACTAGGAGCCCAATAAACTTGATAAGTTAATGTGCTTTCATTCCATGATTTTGGCATAGCTATTGAAAATTGAGTATATTGTTTTGTACCAGCATCAAAATCAAATACTTTCATATCAGGTCTTGTAGCTGTTGTTTCTACTTGTTCAGCATCTGCTGGATTAGTTGTTGGACCATACATTGCTGGAGCAGGTACCCATATAGTTTCTTTTCCTGCAATTTTAACTGCAGCAACTGTTCCACCACCGTCTTCAGCTTTAATAACTCCAGTTCCTTTTGTTACGAAAGAAATACCTACATTTGAATCATCTCCTGTTGCACTAATAATAGGGTCATTACCTGTTGCTGCATTAGCTAATGTAATTTCATTAACTGCAGAACTTGTAGCCGTTAAAAGAGCTAATTGAAGCCCATTAGTATCTAAAATAGAAGTTCCTATTTTAGGAGATGTTAAAGTTTTGTTTGTTAAAGTTTGAGTACCAGCAGTAGTAACAAATCCTAAATCAACTATATTTGGATTAGATCCTGACCCTGTACCATAAACTATTTTAGAAGATGTATCACCACCTGTAAATGTAACACTAGATCCTGTACCAGTCACATATTTAAATGTTACTGCTTGTGATCCTGTTGTAGAATTTTTAAGGACATACATTTGTTGTACGTCAATTGGAATAGTTACGTTTCTTGAACCTGTAAGTGCTCCTGTTAAATCAATTACTCTATGAGCAAGAGTTGCTCCAGTTGATCCATCTGATACTGAAAGAGTTGTATCTCCTGAATCAGATACCGCTTGAGTAGTATAACCACCAGCGAATTGCTCGATAATTTCTAAGTTAGTATTGGTTTTTGTTCCCCATGTACCGGCATTCTCACCGGTTGCCATTTTTTCAACACCTAAAGGTGTGTATGTTGAAGCCATAATTTATCTCCTGCTTAAGTTGTTATTTTTAATTTGTTTTATACATAATGTCAACATCATATATTATTATTATGGTGTTGTAACTTTACTCCAACTACCCCCTTGTGTAGCTGTTCTTTTACTCCAACTACCACCTTGTGTTGGAGTTACTTTTTTCCATGCTATTGGACCAGCAACCTCTCCTACACTAATTGTAGCAGAAAGACCAGTTAATCCTACAGTCATCGCTGTTGGTGAAATAGAGCCAATTCCAGAAGTTGCTGCTTGACCAGATAATCCTACAGTCATATCAGCAAGGGTAATAGAACCTACTGAAGAAGTTGCACCTACTCCCACTACATCAACTAATTCCACTGAATCTATTGTTATAGATCCTACAGAAATAGTTCCTGAAACTCCGGTTAATCCCATTACATCTGCTGGTGTAATAGCACCTACAGAAGCAGTAGCTCCTTGACCTGTTAAGCCAATATTCATTTCTGATGGTGCAGTAAGTGATCCTAAAGAAACTGTTGCACTTACTCCACTTAATGAAACAGTTGGTGATAATATAATTGTTGGTTCGCCTACACTTGAAGTAGCACCCACTCCTGTTAATCCCATTACATCTGCTGGTGATAAATAATACTCACCACCCCAACCAGTTGATTCAGATCCCCAAGTTTGATAACCAAAACTTACGTTTGGAAGAGAAGCCGTAAGACCATCAGGAGCTGTTAAAGTAACTGTTGAAGTATTTTCCCCCCAATCATTGTCTCCCCATTCATTACGGCCCCAACCACTTGTTGATTGAGCATATGTTAATTCTCCTAAAGAAGCAGTTAAACCAAGTCCTGTTATATTTACTACTGGGTTATCACTATCTCCCCAAGGTTGTTCACCATATTCCGCTCTACCCCAACCTTGTGCTGATGAAGCAACGGGTTCACCTACTGAAGCAGTAACTGAAAGTCCTGTTAAAGTAATAGCAAATCCACTTTCACCCCAATTTTCAGTTCCATAAGAATCTGATCCCCAACCTTGTTCAGGAAAAGCACTTAACTCTCCTATAGAAGAAGTTAAACCTAAACCAGTTAAAGATTCCTCAACTTCGTTTTGAGCTCCCCATGAATTTATATTCCATGCACGCATTCCGTAAGACGCGGCTGCTGGAGTATTTACTTGACCTCCCATATTAGAGGTAGTGGTATCAAAATAATAAAGAGGATCAGGTGCAGCTGGTTGTTCTCCACCGTCTGCTACTTGAATTTGAAGATAAGCACCGGAATTTCCAGGTGTTCCTGAAGTATCAACTCCGGTTGTATAAAGAGAACCACCTGAATGTGTTCCATCACTTGTTGATGAAAGTCTAAAAACATAGTCCTCATTAGAACTATCAGAAAGGTCAAATTTATATAGACCACCTTCTGCTATATTTATGGTTGGTTGTTGAACACTATCAATAAAATATTTACCACCACTGACCGTGACGGTGAATGTTCTTACGTAGGCCATAAGGACTTACCTCCTTATGCTATACGAATTATCGCTGTAGTTGCTGCTGCTGCTGGAAATTGAACTGTGAAAGTTCCGCTTGATACAGTTTTATCACCACCAAATGCTACCGCACAAACTGCTGCGTCTGTAGAATGTGAATCATTAAAAATTAAACATCCATTAGCTGTGAATGAAGCTGATGTCCAAGAGACATCTGCAAAATCACAAACTGCAGTTGATGAATCTAAAGTTGGTGTAACACTTGTTAATGCTTTTCCTTTAGCTGAATAAGCAGTTCCTGAAGTATTTGTTATTTCGTTAGTACTTGCGTAAGCTGTAGTAGATGCTCCTAAAGTTGCAGAGCTAGTGTATAAAGCTAAGTTAAAAGTGTTTTCCAGTTGAAGCTGTAAAATTGTGTTCTGCTTCTAAAATTTCTTGCTTAAAGCTATTACAAATTGCCGATGTTATTGCCATAGTTATCTCCTAATTACTGATTCGCAGATTCAATTGGTATACGGACAGTACCATCTGTATAATCATCTCTTCTACGTCTCCCAATTTGCACACTTGCAAATTTAGTTAGTTCTTGTTTATATTTATTTTCATATAATGTCAACATATCCATTGGACCTTTTAAAAATCCATATGCCTCTACCAGACAAGCATATAATAATAATTGAGGGTAATTCACACTAATATAATTAGTAACATTCCCTGTTTCCAAAGTATCTGGAGTGACATTTCCATGAATATTTATTAAATAATTAGCGTCAGGAGTAGGTGCCATTATTATATTCCCTGAATTAGTTGATCCATCTCCAGTCGCTCCTCCAAACATTGCATAATATTTAGGTAATCCAGTCACATCTTGACCAGTTTGAGATCCTTCAGGACCTGTTAATTTTCCCACATATTCATTTATAAAAGTTCTATCTCTTTTTTGAAGCCAAGTACTTTGAACTGTTCTACTAGATGTAGAATTAAAAACTTGAACTCCTCTTACAAAAAGCATTCCAGTAGGTACTCTAACAGTATTAACATCTGCTGCTAAAGTTCCTTCATACTCAACTCTATCAGAATCAACTGGTACATCACCACTTATTCTATGTTGAGCATTTAAAATAAAATTTTCTAAAATAGCTGTAGTAAATACAGTATCGTCTACCTCTGTGTAGCTCCTAATCATTGTAACTAATGTGGTGTAACTAATTCCAGCCATAATTAATAATACCTATCATTAACGGGTCCAATTGTACAATTAAAACCGCCCCCTGTGTCAGTGCTTGTTGCGTTAGAAACTAATTGCACTGTTAATGAATTATATTGAGTTTCTGTTTGTGGTGGACTTACAGGCTCATAACTTGTTCCAACCGCTGTTGCTAAATAAGAACCAAATACACTAGCTCCAGTAACATGTGAACTAGCTGTTGTGCTTGGTGGTGTCTCTCCTCGATATGGAGCTGCTGTGCCTCTTGTTAAACCAGATAAAACATTTGTTCCTGTATTATTTCCCGTGTATTGAATTACTTCATTTCGATACTTTCCAACAAGAAGAGGATTGCTTGTATCACTTTCTGTTAATACTTTTTCAATCATAATATATCCTGAACTTGGAAAAGCAGATGAATCTGCTAATGTTAATGAAGTAACTGAATCAGAAATCGCTCCGTTCAATGTAGTTGTTAATTCTAAAGTTGCAATTGCAACTCCACCTACCGGTTGTTTAACATCTCTTAAAGTTACATGAGTTGTACCATCATTAAAACCATTACTTGGAAATGAAATACTTAAAGTTTTTGAAGCTGCTGTAGTTGTAAGAGGATTATTTGGTAAAAAATCTTCTGTCGCAAATTCTGTTCTTGCAGGTTTAGCATGCTGTAAAGCTTGTGCATCTGCACCATGTGGTCTTGGATCTATTTGTGGTTGCTTAGGTTCGTATTCAGAATTGTGTACCCATGCACCATTCCATTCTTGAACCATTTCTCTATATGGAAATGCTGCACCAGAACGGTCTGAAATCATTAAAGCATTTCTACCTTTTGAAAATTTTCCCATTATCTTTTTCTCCAAGTTTTAGCGTTTATAATTTTATTATAACGATCAATTTCTTTATCACCGATCATCTGATTAATAATTGTTTCTTTTTTACCACCTGGTGATCTAATGATAACTGTAGGTTCTTTACCAAACTTCTTTTTATAAGCTTTACGTTTTGCGCTTTTAATTTTACCTATAGCTTTATCTTTTGCTGCAGATGCTTTGGCTTTTTGGGATACGTTTAGTTTTTTTCTAGCACCTTTTATTATGGCACCCATTCCTCTAGTTATAATAGTCATTATATATTTGGATAATAAGTTTTCGGTGTAATGTACGTACTCGCTGCTGATCCATCCTCCGCTAAAGCTCTTGCTAATTCATCTTCATATAATAATTTCATTTCTTGTGTTCTTTGTGGTGCATATTTTTGAGATAAATAAAATGCTAAACCAGCTACCATACAAGGTATAAATCTGTAAGGAGCATCTACTGCGTTTGTATAAGCTCCAACATCTTGGAGTCTTGCTACATAGTAAATGCTAATATAATTATCTGCTGCTGTAGAATTAGCAGTTGGATAAATTGTAATTGTAGTACGGTCCACGAATCTTTGGACCCAGAATTGACTTGGTGTACTTTTAGTTAATTTATTTGAAAGAGCTGCATAAGTGTCTCTTGCAATTTTAGTCATTGGTAAATCTGTTTGAGTAGTAGTATTATAATTAGTTCTATAAGAAGCTGTCATAATATCAGCTATTCCATAAATACCATTTGAAGGTGCTGTGGTTGCACTTGTACCATCTGCACTGTCTCTGTAAAAAGAATACTCAGTAGTGCCTTCCGATAAGTCAATATTAGTTTGACCTATTTCCCAAAAATGAATTCCTCTATTTCCCCATTCT